CGGCCGTGAACGTCACCACGTCGGCGTCTGATTTGAACGTCTTCATCGGTTCTGCTCCTGTCGCTTGCGACGCTGCCGATTACGCGCCGGGGTTCTTGTAGATCGCGCGCCAGTCGGCCGCCTTGAAGGCCACGTCGATCCGCGCGCGGAACTTGACGCCGTCGACGTCGAAGCCCTCCATCTGCCGGACCTCGGGCCCTGACTGACCGTCGAGCGTCGCGTAGTAGAGGACCGGGGCCTGGTCGACCGAGCAGGCCAGGTACCACGCGGTCGCGCTCGCCACGTCGAGCCGCGGCTCCACGATGACCGTCAGCGGCGTCCGGCCGCCCGAGGTGAACGGGCTCGCGTTGCTGGCCTGCGCCGGCGTGATCTGCGTGACGTTCTGGTCCGCGACCGTCTCGATCGCGGCCGGCACGATCAGGTACCGGGTCGTTAGGTTCAGGAGCGTGACCCCGTCGAGGCCCTTCTGGATCCGCATGGCCGCGCGACCGGCCCCGAGCGTTGTGACGCTGATGACCGCGCCCGCGGCGGCGAGATTGCCGTGGCTGGCCGTGTGGAACAGCGCCACGCCGTCGCCCATGTTCGGGTTCGACGTGATCTGCGCCCAGGCCAGGTCCGACTCCTTGTCGCGCGCTTTGCGTCCGAAGGCCGCGGGGACTTCGCCGAACGCGTTGAGATCGTCGTTGATGAGCGCCTGCCGGGTGATCGCGAAGATCTTCCCGTAGGTCTTGAGCTGGACGGCTTCCTTCGCCTCGGCGATCGTCCCCTGCTGGAACTCGCCATGCTCGAGGACCTCGTCCAGGCTGGGCGCGTCGCCGATCTGGAGCTGCCGCGAGGGCTTGAAGTCGGAAATGCTCACCGACTTGGAGATCGGGCCCCAGGTCTGCGGCGCGGCCTCGTAGGCGGCGCGGAGGTTCTTGTTCGCGACGTCCTCGAGCAGCATCGGGAAATCGGAAGTCGTGTGGTAGCCGGCCCGGGTGGCCAGCATCGCGTCGACGAGCTCCGACCGCGTCATGTGCGTCGTGCGCAGGCCGCGGGCGTTCAGGAAGGCGCGGCCGATGTCGAGCATGCTCATGCCGCGGTACTTCCGGCCGATGTCCTCGAGCTTAAAGCGATCCGCCGCGATGCGATTGAGGATCGCGTTCGCGATCCCCGCCCGCACATGCACGAGCGGATCCTCTCCGGTCACCTCGGTGCGCCCGGTTGGGCCCTTCGGCACGTCCGGATCGCGGCCTTCGAGGACCTTGAACACGCGCGCCTGCGCCTCGACGAGGGAGACGCCGGATGTGATCAGGTCGGTCTCGAACTCGCGGGTCATGCGTCCGGCGCGGCAGGCCTGACGAATGCCCTCGACGCGCTCGCGTTCCTGCGTGACGCCGCGATCGCGATCGTTCGGCTCGGCCGGAGGCGGCGTCGCTGGCGGCGGGTCGGGCCGCAGTGGGTTGGGTTCGGCGATGCTCTCGGGCGTCGTGCGGTCCATGACGGGCTCCTTGTGATCGGGCTCCAACGCCGGCGCCGAAGCGCCGCGTATCAGAATCTCGCAGGGATAGGTGTCGACCTGGGGCTTCTTGCCGCTGCGCGTTTGCGCGCCGGCGTCGGCCGGCATCGGCACCATCGAGATCTCATACGGTTCCCAGTCGATCGCAGTGCGGACCGGAATCGATCCGTCTTCACCGGTGGTCTCTTCGAACTTGTGGACGATGTAGCCGACGCTGACGTTGCGGATGATCTTGTCCTTCACGTCGCGGAAGATCGGCTCGACCGACTCGCGCGCCGAAAAGCGGACCGTAGCGATACCTTTCTTCCCCTGGATGCGCGCGGAGCCGTCCTCGACGACCCCGATCTGGTCCTCAAGTGAGTAGCCGCTGTGCGCATTGAGCAGAGGCGCGCCGGCGTTCAATCGGTCCAGGCGGACATGCTTCGGGTCCATCGAGAGTTTCTCGATCCACCGCTTCCCGGACCACCAGTCCGATCGCGTGACGGCCGCACCCGTGGAGAACGTCAGTTCAACCGTGCGGGCCTCTTCGTCGATGGTGGCGAGGGTCGCCCGGCGACAGAGCTGGGGAAGATCGACGGTCCTACCATTCACGCTTTGACGGTGCCACGGCCGGGCCCCATCGCGGAAGTTGTCAAAATGTCAACGGGGTGGCGCGGCGGCGCCGATCCGGGGAGATCCAGCCCTTACGACGCAGAGCATCGATGTGCGCGTGGGCGCGCTGGCGACTGATCGACAGTTGACGGGCCAGCCAGCCCGCCGACGGCATCTCACGCGCGACGGAGTAGTACCGCTCGACGAGTGTCGCGACCGCTTGCTGTCGGTCGCTCAACTCGCGGGCGTCGACGACACGGTCGGCGAGGGACGCGATCACGTCGTCTTGGGGCTTTCGATCGCGCGGATCGCCGCGTTGCGGCCTTTATTGAAGCAGTCGCGGCAATGCCGCTCACGCGGCGTCGGCTCGACCGTGCGCGCCGCCTCGATGCGCGCGCGCAGCGCCGCGAGCTCGGCCACGGCGTCCTCATGGGCGGGCGGTTCGACCTCGGGGGTTCGCCGGCGGATGCTGCGTGTCAGCCCGCGTTCCGGGGTCTCCAGATCGGTCGGGTGGATGGTCATCGCGACCTACTCCTCAACAGGCGTGCCGTCCTCCGCGCAGGGCGCGTAGCCCTCCGCCCGGAGCGCCGCCTCGTCCTTGTGCCAGTCGGCTGCCGGCACTCTGCGCACGCCGCCGGTGTCCCGATGACGAATCCACACGGGCGCGGCGACCTTCTCGTCGTCGGCTTTCTTCGCCATGATCGGTGCTCCTTCAGGCGAGCCGCTGCGGCCAGGCACGGGCGATCCGCGCGTTCTCGTCCTCGTCGTCGCTGTCGCTCTCGTTCGGCCGGCCCGGCTTGACTGAGGCCTGCGCCTGGCCTTGCTGCGTCATCTGGCGTGGATCGCTATCGAGCACGAGACCGAGCGCGTCGAGCTTGGCATTGTCGGCCGCGATCTCCGCGAGCAGAGTGTCCGGATCGTACCCGCGTTCCCGGATCGCCTCCGAGAGGCTCTGGATCCCGGTGCGGATGTTGCGCTGAAAGGCGAGGCCTTCATTGACCGGATCGACCATCGGCGCGGGCGGCGCCGTCCATTCCACGCCTAATCCCACCGGCGCGAGGCCCATGATGGCCGCGGCCTCCATCGCCCACGCCCAGACGGGATCGCAGAATTGCGGGATCAGAATCCGCCAGCGCCAATCTTCCACGCGCGACCAGTGCCGGAGTCGCGACATCCGCGCCGCGCTGAAGGGCATGTTGTTGTAATCGCCGGTGAGATCTTCGTACGTGACGCCGAGTCCCGTCGCGATCGCGCGCAGCACGGTTTTGGAGTAGTCACCGTACTCCCCGACCGTCGGCGGGTCGACGACCTCGATCGTCCGACCCGCCGGGACGTTCATGATGGCGCCGGGCTCGAGGCTGTCGATCGGTGGGGTGGCCGTGTCGTCCGCCGTGCCAATCGGCGCCCCGCTCCCGGTGGGATCCGTCGTCAGCACCGCCAAGCACGCGGCGATCTTCTGCTTCATGAGCGTCGCGTCTTCATACTCGTCGAAGTCTTTGAAGCGGAGCAGGACCGGGGCGAACCAACTCGGCCCGCGCACCTGGCCGGGACGGAGGGGGCGAAAGACGTGCCGCACGCCGTCGGCCGGCACGCGCACCGAGGTCATCGTCGTGCTGAGACTGGAGCCGGGGTGCTCAGGAAACAGCCAGTACGCCACGCGCCGGCCGATGCCGTCGTACTCGACCCCCTGGATGATGACGCGCCCGCCGCCGCGCCCTTCCTTCGCCGTGTCCAGAAAGTCCGGATCGATCACCTGGATCTGCAACGGGAGCGGGAAGCCGTCTTCGAGACGGCGAATCCGGCGACGGACGAGACACTCGCCCGACTCCACCACGGTCCGAAAGACCAATTTCTGCAGCCCGTAGAGATCGCAGCGGCCATCGGCATCGCACGCCGTGGTCTCCGCCCAGGCCTTCCACGCCCCCAGCGCCCGCTCGTTCTTCGGAGTGGGTTTCCCGACGATGCCCCAGCCGACCGCGTGATCGACGATGGTGCTCAGCGCGCTTTCGGCGTAGGGATTGTTCCGGACCAGATCGCGCGCGTGTTCGCGGAGCTTGGCGAGGGCGGGGCCGGCGACCGCGTTCGCATCGCCCGCCGAGCGGCGCCAGCCCTGCGTCCGCCGGCCGGTCCCCGCGCCTTCGTAGTGCCGGCGCAGGACCTCCACCGCAGACCGCGCCCGCATGCGACGCAGCGTCCATCGGGGCGCGACCGACGCGGTGAGGCGATCGATCCAGTGCGCCATCATCAGACGCCTTTGCTCGTGGCGGCGTAGCGCGTGCTCGAACTCCCGGACGCGGAGGCCTGCACGTCGTTTTGCATCGCGGCGAGGAGCGCGAGCATGTCCTCCACGCTGTGGAAAATGACGGTCTGATCGCTGAATGTGATCTCTTTGGCGCCCTTGCCGGCGGCGATCGCCGCTTTCAGCGCATCGATGTCCGCTTGTGTAAACGGCACGCGAAGACTATGCAAGAAATCCGCGGCGAGGTCATGACGACATGTCGTGGTGTGGCTCGCCCAGGCGCACCTCCCGGGTCGAAAAGCGCGCGCCGCAGCTCGTATCGGTGCATTCCCGACGCCGCCAGATCCGCCCCTGCCGGCTCCGGCGCATGTCGATCACCTTCGTCGCGCCGCCACAGGTCGGACAGACGATTTCGTCCGTGGGGAGCGGTGGGGTCTTCGCGACGGGCAGGCGTGGCGACATCAGCGACCTCGCAGCCAACTGCCTGACGACTTCGGAATCCAGCGAGACTGCGTCGAATGGGTCGGCGATGCAGCGGCTGCCGGCGGCGTCTGGGACGGGCTCTGGATGCCGAGCGCCTCGAACCACTGCCGAAGGTTGGGATTGAGCAGCTTGAACGCCGCCAGGCAGTACTGCGCCGTGTCCAGCGCTTCGTTCCGATCACGATCCTGGACCCAGACGAAATGCGTCGCCACGCCGGCCTTGTTGTACCGCGTCTCACGGTGCTCGGCACAGAGCTGCGCGAAGTACTCATCGTCGATCGTGTCGAGCCCAGGAAAGTGGAGATACCCAGGGCCTGGCTCCAGCACAGAGAGTGCGCCCATGATGTCGCCCTTCGCGTCGTCGCTGTTCACGAGATACAGCCGGACGGGGCGGGCGTCCCGGCCGCGTCGCTTCTCGATCGCTTTACTGACAATCGGCTCGCCAGCCCGCCCGCCGACGCCCTTGACGGCGAAGATCCGCCGTGACTGGTACGCCAGGACGAAGTCGTAGATCTCTTCGGTCGCGTACCCGGTGTCGATACAGGCCGCATGGATCCCGAGCTGTGGCCCCTGCGCATGCGCGTACTTCCGGCTAAGGGCCTCGAGCAGCGCCGCCCGCGTCTCGGGCTTCTTCGGATCCCCGTTGATGGACCGCCAATCCACAACCCAGCGCTCGCCGGCGAACCCCCACGCCTGGACCTGCAGCTCGAACCGGTTCTCCTGCACGTCGACGCCGGCAGTCAGCACAGCCGCGCCCGCTGGCACCTCCACGCCCGGCCCATAGTCCTCGCGCCGCGACGTCAAGGTGTGCGGGTTCATGCGGGCCCCTCGCTCCTCCCAGCCCTCCGCCAGGTACGTGTTGATGAAGACCCGGAGGCTTTCCTTCCCGCGCTTGGCCGCCGTGAGCCACTTCTCGACCAGCCGCGGCAGCGTGACATCGCCGAGCGTCGAGACCATCGCGGGGAGATGGAACCCCACGAGTCCGGCTTCACTCGCAACGGCGGTTGGCCGCCAGCCCCCCGTCGCCACTGCACGCCGGCGCGCCGGCTCATCGAGCAGCGACCCGCAGCCGCCGCGATCGCCGTCTGGGCACGCGAGACGGGCACTCTCCTTCGCATCGCCCTCGTACACCACGTGCCAATGGGTGGGGTCGTTCCAGGTCGTCCAGTCTTCGCGGCCGCACGATGGGCACGTGAGGAAGAACCGCCGCTGATCACTGTGCTCGTACAGGGTGTCGATGCGACCGTGCTTGAGCGTCGGGGTGGAGACGAAGAACAGCAGGCCATCGAGAAACGTCCGAATGCGGTTCTCCATCAGATCGACCGGGTCGCCTTCGTCCCCCACCACGGGCGGCACGCGGTCCACGTCGTCGGCCATGACGATGCGACACGCCCGCCGCGCGAACGCGTTCGGGGTGTTCGCGCCGGCGAGCACGAGGTAGCCCCCGGGGAACTGCTTGTAGTCGAGCGTGCTGCCGGGATCGACCGCGAGGCGGAGCGCCTCGGTCGCCTGCACCATGTCGTCGAGGCGTTCCTTCGACCACTCCTGCGCGATCTTCATCGTCGGGTGTACGAACAGCATCGGGCACGCGTCGTACGCGATGAAATAGCCGAGGATATTGTGGAGCGCCTCGGACTTCCCGACCTGCGCCGCGCCCATCACCGCGATCTTGCGCACGCCGGGCTCATGCACCGCGTCCATAATCCCGCGCAGATACGGCGTCGAGCTAGTGCGCCAGCGACCGCCGCGCGCCGCGCTCGTCTCCGGCAAGAGCCGATGCTGGTCCGCCCACTCGCTGACCGTGAAGAGCGGGGGCGGCTCGGCCGCCTGGTTCCACTCGCCAACGAGCGGCGACGCCGGCGGCACCGCTGGCGTGTCGATCAGTTGCGGGCTCATGTCAGCGCCTTCCCTGTCGTCTTGAGGATGTCGGCCACCGTCCGCCACCGACTGATTTCCGCTAGGATCTCGCGGCAGAACCCCTCGAGTCCGGCGATCTGATGCGGTTCAATGATGCCGGCCTGGGCCGCCCGCCGCGGCAGCGACCGGATCATCGCGGTCCACCCTTTGACATGCGCCTGCCCTTCGCGCACGACTTGATCGCGCGGCACGAGCTCGCCGCGCCTGGTCGCCAAGTCGAGCGCCACCTTCTCTCGCTGCGCGTCGGCCAGACTCGCGCGCGACGCCGACAGGGAAAAGGCGCTGCGATCCTTCTCGATCTTCACGCGCCAAGCCTTGACCGCCTCTAAATCAAAGAGTGTCGACTTCCCTCGGGAAAACCGCCGCGCGACCGGCATCCCGTCCGCTTCCCAGCGGGTGATCGTGCCAGCGGTGACATGGCAGGCCTTGGCCAACTGTGGCCTCGTCAGGAGCCGGCCCGCGTCATTTCGTCGCTGTCGCCGCTTCGCCATTCGGATATAAAAACTAGCAACTAGCCCCTAGCGGGGCGTTCAGACCCACTCAAATCCTGCGCCCCCGTGCACCCGCTTGGTTGAAATTTTTCCCAAGAACCTACGGCACCCACCCCTCATCACCAGGACAACCTCATCTGCGATCCGCAAGGCTTCGCCTGCTTCGTCATATTGCACCCGAGATGAGCGAGTTGAATGTTCGACGGTTCGTCACGTCCGCCAAGGGAGAGCGGCACGATGTGGTCGAGTGAGGCAGCTAGCTTGTTCGGCCACCGCAGGGTACGGTTCACGCGCCGTCTACAGAGACCGCACCTTCCTTGGTCTCTCCGGTAGACTTCCCAGAGCGACGGCAGCGGCTGACGCGCACCACGAAGTAACTGCTTGCGACGGTTACTCTTCGCGATGTTGTTGCATGGGTCGCTACAGAACTTCTGCCTGATGGTTGATGCGCGGAATCTCTTTTGACACCAAAGGCAGCGCTTCTGTCGCGCGGCTTCGCGTGCCGCGAGTCTAGCGGCAGCGCGGATTGGCCACCGCGCACATTTCGTGCTGCAGAATTTGCGGGCATGGGCCGCCCACTTTTCCCACGGCCAAAATCTTTTTTCGCACCGTGGGCAGGGTACAAGCCTTCTCCGAGCCCGAGATCTGCACTGCTTACAAACTGCGGCTCTTGAGATCCGCGGCTTCCCGCATGCGCATACCGATCGACGAGACGGCTGTGAACGCTGCTGGAGGTTCCGCCAGCTAACGACGCACGAACCACAACGTTCAGGCCAACGTCCCCTGAGCGGTTTCAACAGCCGCGCGCCGCAATCTCGACAGGTTAGAGCCATCAGCCTACTGCCACCGCGTACGTTGTCCAGCGGTTCGTTCACGCTCCCTCCTTCGCGCCGCTCGGTTGGTGTCGTGTCAGCCGGTCGAGCACCTCGTGCAACGTCTTGGCAATGACAACGGCGATCTCGTCAGCCCGCGCCAGCATGCGCTCGATCTTGGCGTCAGCCCACTCCCGCAGCCGCGTAACGTCCTCCTCCCGCTGGGCGAGGGCCGCAGCCATTTCACCAGCTTGTCGCGTCATCTCGTCACACTGCGCCTCATCAATCTCGGATTTCCTTCGCGCCTCATCGCGCTCGCGGTGCGCCGTGGCGAGGGCCGCTTCGGCGTTCTTCGCCCGATCAATCCACTCTCCTAATGCCTCGTCGTAGTTTCGATTGTCAGCCTGCGCCGTGGCGAGGGCCGCGAGGACGGTGTCGATGGCGTCGGCATCTCTGCGCGAGATAAATGGCGGCTGTCTGAGATCCGCGGCCAACTTCGAGAGCGTCTCCCGTGCCGCCTCCACCGCGTCAGGTTTCGTGTCGTTCACTTGGTCTCCTCCTCGGGGCGGGGCGGCGTCCACCGCCATTCTCTCGGCGCGTTCGATGGCGGTTCGCATGACGTGTTACAGGCACACATTCGCATCCCGTCGCCGTGAATGCAGTAGCCCACGCCGTGGCAGATGTCATCGCAGCAGGTCAGAATCCAGCCGTCGCCGCCGCACTCGTCGCAATAGCCGTCATCGTCGTCAGGATAGAAGTCGTCTGGCTCCTCATCGAAGCTCATTTGCGGTCCTCCTCGGGGCGGGGCGGCGCGACACGCAGCAGCCGATCCAGTTCACCGGCCCACCATCTGCCTGTGTATTTGTCATCCGGGTATTGAGCCATCCACTCGCGCAATGTCTGAATCGCCTGCTCCCGCTGGGCGAGGGCCGCGAGGACGGTGTCGATGGCGTCACGCTCCCACGACGTCAGGAGCGGTCCAGCGCCCGCCCGCGCCGTCAGTAACTCTCTCAGCGTCTCCCGTGCCGCCTCCACCGCGTCAGGTTTGGTGTCGTTCATTGCTCCTCCTCGGGGCGGGGCGGCGGCTTCGACTTGCGGTGCTTCCGGTTCTTGGCCTTGCGGGCACGCTCACACTCGTCGCTGTTCGCGCACCATGATGGGATCTGGTCGTAGTAGACCTGCACCACGAGGTTCTTGAGTCTGCGCCGTCTGCGGCAGCGCCAGCACCAACCCAACGCCAGCGGCGACGACTTCATGCGGAACAACGCCGCGGCATCGAAGAAGTCCCACGCCGGTTGCAGTTTGGCGGTGTAGACGTGAATCATCTCTCCTCCTCGGGGCGGGGCGGCGGCTCCTGATCCACGAAGCAGCCACAACCGCCTATGTCGAACATATCGATCTGGCCGCCTGCTTCATATCGTTCGCGTAACGCTTGGAGCGTCAGTGGCTTCGTCTCGCCATCGCCGCGCCGGTCCCTCAGTATCGACACGTCACCCAACAGGGCACGGATCTCTTGTTCCTTCCGCTCGTGGTAGGCGTAGCGTTCTGGCATCGCCTTGAACAGCGTCACAAAGTGTGCTTGTCCAGCCTTCACGCAGAAGCCGCCGCAGTTGTTGTGCGCGAATCCCATCGCATACAGCC